TCACCGTCCTTGAGGAGGGAGATACAATTATATCCTGCTCTCCTTACTACGAGAACAAAACCGAGGTTACCGCAGTGTTTGATGTTATATGCAGAGGCTTTGAACTTCTTGCAAGGGATTACCCCGACAATATCTCTTATGAGGTGAAATAAAGTATATAAGCCTACGGGCATAATATAGGACTCGCCAACCTAATTGGCAGAATATATCGGAGGATTTACTCAATGAAGAAAACAAAACTATTCCCAATGTTTCTCAATCTTCAGTTGTTTGCCGAAGGCGCAGGTGGCGGAGATGGTGGCACAGGAGCAGGGGGAGCAACGGGCGCAACAGCGACAGCCGCCGTGTCGCAGACTAAAGGCGTTAAATCAAACCCTCTTGCTGACGTTCAGTATGGCGTACAGCCTACAGAGGTGGCTACACCTACCGCCGAGGTTGTAGAAAATCCCACAGAAGACCGTAATGCTAAGTTCGAGGCTCTCATTAAAGGAGAGTACAAGGACCTCTACGATGCGAGAATGCAGGACACCATTCAGAAAAGGCTCAAAGGCTCAAAGGAGACCGTTGAAAAATACGAGGCTCTTGCGCCTACTCTTGAGATACTTGCGAAGAAGTACGGTGTTGATGCATCCGATGTTAATGCTCTTAACAAAGCTATCGAAGAGGATGACTCTTACTTTGAGGAAGAGGCACTTGAAAAGGGCATTTCAGTCGAGCAGCTTAAGGAAATCCGTAAAATGGAGCGAGAGAATGCTGACCTGAAGAAACAGATGGAGGAGCAGAGTCGCAGGGACAATGCCAAGCGAATCTATTCACAGTGGATGGATCAGGCAGAAAAGACCAAGGCAATCTATCCCTCATTCAATCTTCAGACGGAGCTACAGAATCCTGAATTCGTAAAGCTTCTCAACAGTAATATTGACGTGAGAACGGCTTACGAGGTGATGCACAAGGATGACATCATCGCAGGAGCGATGCAATTTACCGCCAAGAAGGTAGAGCAGAAGCTCGCCAACAAGGTTATTGCCAACGGCGCAAGACCTACCGAAAACGGAAATTCCTCTCAGGGAGCTGCACAAACCAAGAGTGACGTGTCACTGCTCACTAAAGCTGACCGTGCGGAAATAGCTCGCAGGGTGGCGAGAGGAGAGAAAATTAGTTTCGGATAAAACTGATTCAATCTCCTTGAAAATCTAAAAATCATTTAAATTAAAAGGAGATTATTACTATGCTTGATAACTATAAGCTTAACCTTCAGCTTTTCGCTGAAATGAACACCAACACCACACACACTGATACTCTTTCTGTCGAGAACAAGACCTACTACGATATGACCCTTATTGACGAGGCGCAGGCAAACCTCGTTCACGATCAGTTCGCACAGAAGAGACCTATCCCCAAGAATGGCGGTAAGAAGATCGAGTTCCGTAAGTTCGCTTCTCTTCCCAAGGCTCTTACTCCCCTTACTGAGGGTGTAACTCCCGATGGTAAGAAGCTCTCTGTAACCTCTATCGAGGCAGAGGTTGCTCAGTACGGTGACTACATCGTACAGTCTGACGTTCTTGAGCTTACCTCTATCGATAACACCATCGTAGAGGCAACCAAGATTCTCGGTAGACAGGCAGGTCTCACCCTTGATACCATCACAAGAAACGTGATGCAGAGTGGTACTAACGTATACTATGCTCCTACAGCAGATGGCGCCGCAGTAAACAAGCGTACCGACCTTACTGATACTTGTAGACTCACTGTAGACGTGGTTAACAGAGTTGTTGCTCTTCTCAAGAAGAACAATGCTCCCAAGATTAACGGCGACTATGTGGCTATCATCCATCCCCTCGTTGCATATGACCTTATGTCCGATGAGCGTTGGATTGATGCTCACAAGTATGCACAGCCTGAAGCGATCTACAACGGCGAGATCGGTAAGATCGGTGGCGTGAGATTCATCGAGTCCTCTGAGGCAAAGGTATACGAGGGTGGTGTATTCGGCTGTCTCTTCCTTGCAGACGGCGCATACGGCGTAACTGAGATTACCGGTGGTGGCCTTACTACCATCATCAAGCAGAAGGGTAGCGCAGGTACTGCCGATCCCCTCGATCAGAGAAGCTCTATCGGTTGGAAGGCTATCAAGACCGCAGAGATTCTCGTTGAGCCTTATATGATTCGTGTAGAGTGCAAGTCTGCGCTTTCCGATAAGGCAACAGTTAACTAATTAAACGGGGAGGGTAACTCCTCCCCTACAAGAAACAGGAGGCTATTATGGCTGTAAAGAAAGTTAAAATCAAGCTCCCTCTTACAAGAACGGAGAAGGATGACGTGTACGTTTGTGTAAACGGCGAGTCCTTCCTTATTAAGAGAGGCGAGACCGTTGAAGTTCCCGACTACGTTGCAGAGGTGCTTCAGCACAAGGAAGAGATGCTTGCCGAGGCAATGGAGTTTGAGGCTCAGGCTGCGGCAAACGTACAGTAAATAACTAAGGACGGGGGAACATAATATATATGTTTCCCCGTTTATAGAATGGAGGAAATCTTATGACACTTATGGAGGCAATAAGCCGCGTAGACAATATAAAGCCTAACAGATATACGCAGGTGGAGAAAATCAAGTGGCTCTCTACTCTTGATGGAATAGTTAAGGCAGAGATATTTGATACCCACGAGGGCGGTGAGGGTGTAACCTTTGCAGGCTATGATGATGTATCAGCTCTTCTGACTGTACTGCTTGTGCCTGCCCCATATGATGAAATATACATTAGATGGCTTGAGGCACAGATAGACTATGCGAACGGTGAATACGGTAAGTATAACAACAGTATCACTATGTATAACACGGCTTATGATGCTTTTGCGAGGTATTACAACAGAACGCATATGCCTAAAGGAAAGAAATTTAAGTATTTTTAAGGAGGGGCGAGGATGAAATATCCTACACTTGCAGAAATGAATGCATCCCGTGAATGGCTTGACGAATTCAGGGGATATAACCATAACCTCCGAATAGGCGAGGGCGAATTTTACGAGATGACAAACCTCTCCTCGGATAATTATCCTATACTTTCTCCTCGCTCTAAAAGAGGTATATATGCTTCTCCCAACTCTCCCAAGGGTATGGTGGCAAAAGATGCACTTTGCTATATAGATGGAAGCAAGTTTGTAATCAACGAGTACCCGGTAGATATGGGACTTTCGGAAGAAAAGGATGATGAAGGAAAGGTCATCCCAAAGACTTTGATATCAATGGGGGCATATGTAATCATTATGCCCGATAAAAAATATATAAACACGGCAGACCTTACCGACTACGGCCCCATAGAGGCTGCGGTAACTACCTCAGGGCAGGTAAGCTTTGAGCTTTGCAAGGTTGATGGTACAGCTTATGAAAATACAAAGGTGCAGGCTACAGCGCCTGAGATTACAGCGGAGATGGAGGCTGATCCCACAAAAATCCCTCTGTGGTTAGACACATCAAGTAAGCCTCATTCTCTCAAGCAGTATTCAACCTCTTCGGATATGTGGTCTACCATAGGCACTACATATGTCAAGATAAAAGCAACAGGCATAGGAAAGCCTTTTGAGGTAAATGACGGAGTTACTATATCGGGAGTAGAGAGTGAGGCTCTTGCTGACCTTAATGCTTCTATTATCATACTTGCCAAGGGCGATGACTATATCGTAGTTACGGGTATTCTTGACAAGGTTACCACGCAGACAAAACCTCTCACGGTGGAGAGACGTATGCCGGAGATGGACTTTATTGTAGAGAGTGGAAACCGGCTTTGGGGGTGCAGATATGGCCCTCAGGGAGATCAGATAGTCAATGAGATATATGCCTCAAAGCTTGGTGACTTTAAGAATTGGAGCTGTTATCAGGGTATATCCACAGACTCCTATGCTGTTACGCTAGGTACAGACGGACAGTTTACCGGTGCTATCACTCACCTTGGCTATCCTATCTTCTTCAAAGAGAATTTTATGCACAAGGTATACGGTAACTACCCTGCAAACTTTCAGGTGCAGACAACGGCTTGTAGAGGCGTACAGAAGGGGTGCGGTAAGAGCCTTGCAATAGTAAACGAGGTGCTTTACTACAAATCGAGGTCGGGTGTATGTGCTTATGACGGCTCTCTCCCTCGGGAGATATCCGCAGCTCTTGGAGATATGTCCTACAGTAAGGCAGTCGCCGGGCATATAGGCAACAAGTATTACATCTCTATGTGTGACGTGGAGGGTGTGTATCATCTCTTCGTGTATGATACCCTCAAGGGAATGTGGCACAGAGAGGATAATACAGAGGCAATGGACTTCTGTAACTGTCGAGGAGACCTTTATTTTATAGACAGGGCGTATAATCAGATACATACTGTCAAGGGAACAGGAGACTCTCAGGAGACCAAGACGATTAAGTGGGAGGCTGTTACCGGCATTATCGGCACAGATTCTCCCGATAAAAAGTACATCTCAAGACTTGATGTAAGAATGATGCTTGCCGTAGGAACTAGAGTACATTTCTATGTGGAGTATGACTCAAGTGAAGAGTGGAAGCACTTGTTCTCTATGGATGGTGTATCGCTTCAGAGCTTTGCAGTACCTATCAGGCCGCAGAGATGCGACCACCTGAGACTCAAGATCGTGGGCGAGGGTGATGCAAAGATATACTCTATCTGTAAGACTATAGAATGGGGAAGTGATATGTAATGGCTATTGAAATAAGATTACCTAATATCACGGGGGTAAGTGAAAAAGAACAGCTATTACAGCTTAAGAGCTACCTCTATCAGCTTAGTGAGCAGCTACAGTGGGCCTTTGATAACATCAATACCACAGGTGGAACGGGCAACGGGTATGTGGTAAATCAGGCACCGAGAGCTTTTACGGCTTCCTCGGGAGGGGCAAGCAGCTCGGGAGGTGGAATAAACTTTGCCGAGCTGAAGGCTCTCATTATTAAGTCCGCTGATATTGTTGATGCTTACTATGAGGAGATTAACAAGAAGCTTGTGGGACTGTATGTTGCGCAGTCGGATTTTGGAGTATATGCACAGCAGACCGAGGCTAAGATAACTGCTAATTCAAAATCCATCACACAGAACTATACAAATACACAGACTCTTATTACTGATACCAACGAGCGTATTGATGTGACCAACGGCAACGTGGATAGTCTTAACGAAGGCCTTGGAGACGCAACCGGAAGAATCGGTGTCTTGGATGATTCTCTAACAAAAGCTAAGGAAGAAATAAACGAAAACATTCAGGATGTTTCTGAAAGTATTTCCACGGTGGACGGGTTACGAATAGCGGCAGAGGAAGCTCTCAATGGTAGGCTAGAAGATCTGAACACTGACCTTGGGGACCTTAAGAATGCAGTTATTAATGTCACAGCTTACATTAAATCAGGCGAACTCTACACAACCGCTGCAGGTGTTCCCGTGTATGGTATAGAGATTGGACAGCAGGTTGGAGATGTGTTTAATAAGTTTTCACGTTTTACCTCGGAAAAACTTTCATTCTATGATGCCAACAATAACGAGGTAGCATATATAAGCGATAAAAAGCTTTATATCGGTCAGGCCGAGATAACTATAAGCCTTAAGGTTGGTGGCTTTGTAGATTATGTAATGGACGGAGACGTTGTAACAAAGTGGGAAGGAGGTAGCTGATAGTGGCAAGTGGAACAATAACTGGTACTACGAGTAATGAAAATATTGACGTTAAGCTTGAGTGGGAATTCTATTCTCAAGGCTCGGTAATAAATCAGTCATATTTAAATTATGCTAGACTTTACTACAAGCGTAATAATTCAGGCTTTACTACTTACGGAACGGGTACGTTTACAATTTCCATTTACGACCCGGTCAACGATAAGACCCACACTAAAACCGTACAGGCAACCGTAAGCATTACCGAAGACGGGTGGGTAAAAGTTGCAGAGTATAGCGGAGTTTATGTGAAGCACAAGGACAACGGCACAGGAACTGCCACAATTTCTGCAACAGGAAGTGTTTCAGGAACAACACTAACCTCAACCACTCTTTCAA